CGTTCGACCACTTACGGAAATTGAAGTCGTTTCAGGGCGTGACGGCGTTCGTTTTGTTGATGCAATGAAGCCTGATACTTCGCCTGGATATCCTTTGTCTGGGCCGAAGAGAAAATTGATGATTGATTTGGAGCCGAACGACGAACACAATTGCCCACGCTCTCTCTTACCTGAAATATGGAAAGAATATGACAAATGCATGGCGCAATGGAAGCAGAATCGGCGATGCTATCCCATGTTTAAGGCATGTTTGAAAGATGAACCCACGAAAGTGGGGAAGACCAAAGTCCGGGTATTCGAAGCGTCTCCCATAGTCCTTCAGCTCGCCATTCGGAAATATTTTTTGCCGTTAGCGCGGTTATTATCCTTGTTTCCGATAGTGTCTGAGTGTGCTGTCGGGATCAATGCGGTAGGTCCCGAATGGGATCAACTTCAGTGCGAAGTGAAGAAGTACGGAACTGATCGTATAGTTGCGGGTGATTATTCAAAGTATGATCTCCGTATGTCCGCAAAATTGACATCAGCAGCTTTTCGTATATTGATAGAATTCGCACGTAAATGTGGCTATTCGGAAGAAGACCTCCATGTCATGACCGCTGTGGCGACAGAGGTTGTTTATCCCATGGTGGCATATAATGGAGACGTGATAATGTTGCAAGGTTCTAATCCTTCGGGACAAAATCTTACGGTTTACGTTAATTCCATTGTTAATTCACTTTTGAACAGAATTGGTTTCAGGATGATTTACCCTGAATATGACGGGAGATTCTGTGATGCTGTGGCGTTGATTACCTACGGAGATGACTTCAAATCGTCATCTAGGGAGTTGTTCGAGCGATTCAATCATATTGCATTAGCTGATGCACTCGAATCAATCGACATGAAGATTACGATGCCTGACAAGGAGGCTGAGCCTATTCCTTTTTTGACTGATGAGAATTGCGATTTTTTGAAGCGGCATAATCGATTACATGAGGTTGGCGTTTACCTTGGAGCTCTCGATGAAGCCTCAATTTTCAAATCCCTCAAAGCAGTACTCAAGTCTAAGCATTGTTCCGTTCGGGAACAAAGTGCTCAAAATATCGACGGCGCCATTAGAGAATGGTTCCTTCATGGAAGAGATGTTTTTGAGAAACGTCAGTCCCAGATGCGTGAGGTCGCTAGGAAAAATAATATCTCGCACATGTGTACTTTACTCGATCGCACTTTTGATGATATGTGCGATACATGGCGGGGAAAATATGAAGCACACAATGGAGTTGAGCATGAAATGTGTGATTTCCATAACTGTACATATCCCGCCACACATGAGTGTGGGTTCAATAATTGTACTGATGAACCCGCTCAGTTAGCCCGTCGAGTGTTGTTTTTTAAAGCTTTTACGGCTACTGCGGCGTTACCTTTTCTGTTACGGTGGATTTACACAGAACGGTTACGCTTTCGAGTGAGAAGAGTCAACTGGATACCAACTCTCTTCTTCATTTTTATGTTCGTCGTGGAGGGTCCTCGGAATTGGTACGAACAGGCAAGAGCCTATCTTACGTTCGTTTTGGCGTTCCGAG